CATGCTTTACCCTCCACCCTTTGCTCTTGACGAACAGGCGCGTGTACCGCTTGAGCTGCGGCTTGCTGGGGGGTCTGTAGCGGAGGATGAGGTCGATGTGCACTAGCTCCCCCTCCTCCGTCACCCTGTGCTCTACGATAAGACTGGGACACGCCCGATTGATGGAGGCGCACATCTCCTCTACGTGGGCCACAGCGTAGCTACCCATGGAAGAAGTATCACACAGACAGACGGAGCACGCACTCCCGGCGCACATTGACTGGGACTCTGAGATAGCAGACCGGGCGATATGGACCCCGGAGCCTGAGATAGGTACCCCCTTGGTGGAGGAGAGGGGGCTCCTCGGGAAGCTTGACCAGGTATCGCTCACACCCTCCCAGTTTACTGAGTTTGCCTTCTACATGCCCACGGGGCCGGCAAGCACCTTCGAGCCGTTCTCATTCGTTGGGCGCGAGCATATGCGCAGGTGCTACGACACGCCGGCCAAGATGATCCTCCTGTTCTGCGCAAGACAGGTGGAGAAGTGCGTTGCAGGTTGCAAAAGTAACAAAGTAGGGTACTCTGATGGGATGCCGGTTCCTATCCTTGATGTGGTGGTTGGTGACGAGTTGTCGAGCTACGACGAGGCCTCTGGGAAGGTATGTACAGGGGTAGTGGTGGCCAAGGAGAGTGTGGGAGAGAAGCCTTGTGTGCGGGTTACCACTCGGCAGGGGCATGAGGTCCGCGTAGCTGACACTCATCCCTTTCTCACCCCACAGGGTTGGTTAGAGGTCCGAGACCTGGAGGTGGGGGACCGTCTTGCTCTTGCCCGACAGGCAGGGGTGTTTTATGGGGATGTGGACGATGGAGCGCAGTGGCCTGCTCTTTGTGCCTACTTTATTTCCGATGGGGGGTTGAGCGGGAGCAGCATTACCTTCACCAAGGCTCCAGGAAAGGTCTTGGATGACTTCTTTCTCCAGCTGTCTGGGGAGTACGCGGCCAGCTGGAAAACGTACCCCAAAGAGGGCACCAGCAGCTTACAACACAAGCTGAGCAGGTGCCCGGGTATCCACAAGAAGCTAAAAGAGGTGGGTCTCTTGGGAAAGCTGTCTACTCAAAAGTTCGTTCCCAAAGAGGTCTTTAGGTACAGCAGGGAGCATACAGCCCTATTCCTTAACCGGCTGTGGGCGTGTGATGGGCACGTCAAGCAAAATAGCAGGTCTAAGTACTCCATAGAGTACGCCTCCACTAGCCTGCAGCTGGTGCGACAAGTTCAAGCATTGCTGCGTAAGTTCCGCATCCCCACATCATTCAGGAGCTACCAGCCAGAGGTCTATAAAGGAACAGACAAGTACAGTTACATAATACGGGTAGAGACGAAAAAGGGGGTCTATAGGTTCTTGGTTAGTGTAGGGGCCCTTGGCAAGAGTGAGGGAGTACCTATCCCAGACCCCGGGATACCAGAGCGCAACAACTGTGACACAGTACCGGCAGTGCTTCTACGTGGGCTGGTGGAGGATGCACTGCCGCCGGGGGTAAGCTTACGTAAGGCTGGACTAGTACGCTTTCCTAAAGCGGGTGTTACGCAGGACCGCCTGTACACCATAATAGATAAGCTAAAGAAGGTGGGGTCTACTAGGGAGCAGCTGGACCGGTTGTACCATCACATTGACGCAGACGTTTATTGGGATGAGGTAGAGCACATAGAGCCGTTAGGGGCGGAAGAGTGCTTCGATATTCAGGTAGAGGACAAGAGCACCTTCTTACTGAATGGGTTGGTGACCCATAACTCCACGCTGCTGGGAAACCGGGCGCTCTGCTACATGTGCATGGTCCCCTCCTTCAGAGTGCTTTATGTGGCGCCTTCTGGGATACAGACGGCGACCTTCTCCAAGGACCGTATCACGGAGCCCATTGAGACGAGCCCGGTGCTGGCAAAGTTCACCTCTCGGATGCTCACGAAGAATGTGCTGAGCAAGCAGCTGCTCAACCGCTCCCAGATAACCATGCGGTACGCCTTCCTCAACGCTGACCGGGCAAGGGGTATCCCAGCCTACGCCCTGCTACTTGATGAGTTCCAAGACTTCCTGGCAGACAACGTACCCGTCCTTGAGCAGTGTCTGTCTCACGCCCCCGAGGAGTGGAGGACGCGTATCTACGCCGGCACCCCGAAGAGCCTGGATAACAATCTGGAGGTCTATCGCGACCGGCACTCTACCCAAGGGGAGTGGATGGTGCCTTGCGACAGGTGCGGCAGCGCGGCCACCTCTCGTTACTGGAACATCCTGGGGGAGAAGAACATCTCAGATGCGGGCCTGTGCTGTGAACGATGCGGCAAGCTCATCGATGCTCAGCATCCCGATGCACAGTGGGCCTTTATGGTGCAGGATGCGCCTTTCGAGTCCTACCGTATCCCTCAGCTCATGGTGCCGTGGGTACCCTGGGATGAGATCCTGCTGAACTATCGACGCTACTCCCGCGCTAAGTTCTACAACGAGGTCCTCGGCATCTCCTACGACTCCGGGCTCCGCCCTCTCACCACGGCGCAGGTACGAGCCTGCTGCAATGAGGATGTGCACATGGCGGATGCTGAGCAGTACATCGCCTTGGCCAATAGCCAGCCCGTGTTCATGGGGGTGGACTGGGGTTGTCATGATGAGGATACCCGCATTCTAACCAGAAAGGGCTTTAAGTACTTTAGAGATCTTACGGACGAGGATCATGTTGCCTCGTGGGATCCAGACACACGTAGGATGCTCTTTGGTCCTCCTTTAGTCCGAACTGTAAAGGATTGGGACCAGCCGTTGCTGCACTTCAAGACAAAAGGCGGCATAGACCTGATGGTCACCCACACGCATCGTATGCGTGTGGGGCAGCCACAGGGAGAGCGGTGGGTTACAGAGTCCGCGGGGGAGACGGCTATGCGTGGGGGGAATGTAAAGTTTGTGGGACACATAGACTGGGAGGGGGACGGGCTGTCCGAGTTCACTCTTCCAGGTCTCCCCTCATCTCCCGGCTATAAGGGCTGTGCCCCGGTGACCTACAGGATGGAGGATTGGCTAGAGCTGCTGGGCTATCTTCTTAGCGAAGGGGGTGTGTGCCTCAAAAGGAATAGCAAGGGAGAGCGTGTACCGTATTGTCTAAAGATGTCCCAAAGGGAGACAGTAAATCCCTTGGCTTACCAAAAGATACAGGACTGTCTTGATCGCATGCGAATCCCCCACACCCCCTTCCCTAATCCGAGAACAGGGGATGTAAACTGGGCCATCTATGGAAAGCAGTACTGGCACTGGTTTTCTGATAACGTGGGCAGCACAGGGGATACCAAACGCATACCAAGAGAGCTGTTCAGAGCAGCAGGTAAGCGTGGTCTACGGGTTCTTTTCGATGCCATGGTCCTGGGCGATGGGTATGTAGACCCCCGGGAAGGATGTACAGGAGGTGCCTATTACTCTACCTCCAAAGGGCTCTGTGAGGACTTTCAGGAGATATGCATCAGATTAGGGCTACGTTGCATTGTGCGTCTACATAAGCCCGCAGAGGGTAATCGGAAAACACGGTGGCGTGCTATCTGGTCTAGTGGCAGGGACTACCAGCTAAACACCCCAAGTCGTAGAGTGAAGAGAGTACCCTACAACGGTAAAGTCTATTGCTGTAAGGTGCCCTCAGGGTACATTGTAACAGAGCGGAATGGATGTATCTCGTATCAGGGCAATACAGGAGAGAATAGCTACACCGTGGTCGTTCTGGCCACCTACATTGACATGCGCTTCCGGGTCTTCTACGCCCACCGTTTTGAAGGAGAGGAGACCTCTCCTCCCGTGCAGCTAGAGGAGCTGTGCCGTCTGATAGATACGTACAGAGTGACCCTGGTGGGCACAGACTACGGAGGGGGCTTCGACCGTAATGACCATCTGATACGCCGTTACGGTCCTAGCCGCATCTTCAAGTACCAGTACGCGCCGAGACCTAGGGGTAAGGTGGTCTGGAATGGGGAGCTGGGCCGGTGGATCTGCCATCGCACTGAGGTGATGAGCGACATCTTCAACGCCATCAAGAAGGGGTTCTGCGAGTTCCCCCGATGGGAGGACTTTCAGGACCCCTTTGGGCAGGACATGCTCAACATCTTCAGCGAGTACAACAAGGTGATCCGGATGATGGTCTACAAAAACAACGCCTCCTTCCCGGATGACACCTTCCACGCCTTCCTTTACTGCTGGCTTGTATCTATGCTCCAGATAAAGCGCCCAGACATTGTCACTCCGAGACAGGAGACAAAGCACGGTGGGGACGACTACCAGCTCTATGACCAGTATTAAAAAGTACCTCTTTTAGGGTACAAGAGGGGTAAGGAGGCTATATGTTGGTCATAGGCGAGGTACTTTTTCGAGAGCAGAGCGGAGAGCACAGGCTTGTAGAGCTCTGCTCCGACGTTCCTGGGCTTGGGTGGGGTAAGGGAGTGCAGATATGGGTCGGTGCAGCCGAGCACCATCTGGCGGC